TCCGAGCACATCGATGCCTTCCAGCTCAAGAAGCCCGGTGAAGCCCCGAATGCCCGCTACATCCTGCGGATGATCGAGTCGACCCGCAAGGCGGTGGCGGACGCTGCGACGGCAGCAGGCTCCAGCACGACTGGCGGCGTCGCTGCCGAGGCTGGCACCTGGTGGCGGTCGAGCACGGGCTATAGCGCCAAGGGCGCGGAGCTCGGCGTGAAGCGGAGGCCCGGTGAGCCGGAGTGGGTCTACAAGGTCCGAGTCTTCAAGGCGGCCGGCCCCGGCAAGTGGCAAGAGGAATGCCTGGCCGACATGCTGCGCACCAAGAACTCTGCCTACGCCCAAGTGTTCGAGCAATTCCACGGCCATCCGCCGGTCGAGGGACAGGTATGAGCTTGTCTGCCCATCAAAGCGCCCGAATGAAGAACGATGAATGGCTGACGCCGCCGGAGCTGCTGGCCGCGCTTGGCCGATTTGACCTGGACCCGTGCGCCCCCATCGAGCGCCCATGGGACACCGCGGCGCGGCACTACACCGTCAAGGATGACGGGCTGTCGAAGGAATGGGTTGGCCGTGTTTGGTGCAATCCGCCGTTTGGCCGCGAGGCGGTGAAATGGCTTCGTCGCCTGGCTGAGCATGCCAACGGCATCGCATTGATCCCGGCTCGGACTGAAACGGCCATGTTCTACGAATGCGTGTGGGGCGTCGCCGACGCGGTGCTGTTCATGAAGGGTCGGCCGCATTTTCATTTCGTGGACGGCAAGCGTGCGGCGTTCAACTCCGGTGCGCCGATCTGCCTGGTTGCCTACGGTGCGGCAAACGCAGTCGCGCTCGCGCAATCTGGATTGGGCTACACGGCGCCGGCAAGCTGGCCAATGGAGGCTGTATGAGCATGTGGGGGCGGTATGCGAAAGGACGAAGCGTGGCGCCACGAATGCGAGGTGCGGTGGCTGGCAAAAAGGTCGGACGCGGAGGTGACGGCGTATCTGGTCAAGGTGGAGAAGTTTCGGGGGCGACCAGCGGCGGTGCAGTTGGCATCGGACATGCGGGCGCACCGGCGCGCAAGCCGAGCAAATACAACAACAAGCGGGTGACGGTAGGCGACGAGACGTTCGACAGCCAGCGGGAGATGGAGCGGTACCACCACCTCCTGATCATGCAGCGGGCGGGTTTGATTCAGCAGCTGCAGCGCCAGGTCGAATTCATCCTGGCACCGGCGGTGACGATCGGCGGCCGGAAGCGGCCCCCGCTCAAGTACGTGGCGGATTTCACCTACGTGGAGAAGGACGCCACGGTGAAGACGGTGGAGGACGTGAAAGGGGTGGTGACCGAGGGGTACCGGATCAAACGCCACCTGATGGCAGCTATGGGTTTGCAGATCAAGGAGACCAAATGACAGCGCAGCACATTCGAGGCCGTGGCCTGACCGCCGAAGAGATCAGCGATTTGCGGGACGCGGTGGAGGATCTGTCCAACGAACTGGCGTCGCGGTATAGCGGCTACCCGGAAAACGACCGCCGCCGCGTCCGTGACGTTGCCGTCGTGACGCGTGCCCGCGCCATCCTGGCTGAGATCGAGCCGAACCCCGAGTTTCCCGGCCCCGTGGACCTCGACACGCTGCTGGCCCAGGTGGCGCGCGCCGAGGAAGAGGCCAAGGACGTCTTCAAGGACGGCTGCAACCACACGATTCAGGCAATCGAGTTCATGCAGGGCGTCACGAGCATGGCCATCACCGCCCAATTCAGACCCAAGGAGCCATCGTGAGCACCGCTGACATCTGCATGGCGTACGCATGCCTGTTCATGGCCGGGGTGGCGATTTCTATCCTGTGGGGGATGGCGCGATGATCAGGAGACCGTGGACCGAGGCTGACGACGCTGCGCTGGCTCAGTGCTACCGGGACGGTATGAAGTCGCCCGACATCGCCGCCAAGCTGGGGCGGCCGCGCGGATCGGTGAACTGCCGGGCCGTGAAGCTGGGGCTGACGAAGAAGGCGCAGCGCGGTGACCAGAACCCCGTCTGGATCGCCATCAAGGAGATCTGTGCGGATGGCATTGCGCGGACGGTCCATGAACTGGCGGATGCCACCGGCGAGAAGCACGCGAACATTGAGCGGCTGTTCTATGTCCGCCGGGACATGCACCAGGCGCACATCGTCGACTACGAGCCCGTAGCGCGCGGTACGTCGCGCCCGCTGTGGCTGCCGGTGCCCGGCGTGGATGTGCCGCGGGGAACTCCGTCAGCTGCGGCCATCGAGCAAAAGGTACGTCGCACCATGCGCAAGACAGAAGATCCAGACAAGACAGCCGAGTGGAAACGGCGGGTGAAGGTGCAGGCGGCTCCGCGCGCCATCGCTGCGACGCAGCACCCGCTGATGGTCGCCTTTTACGGACTGGGGACGCCGACATGACGGAAAAGCGGAAGGGCGGCCCGCTGTCCAACCTGGCCGCGATGCTCTGCGCCAACCCAGAATTCCGCCGAATGGTGGCGGTGCGCACCGGTCGGCCCTGTGAGACGGCGGAGGACGCGAGGGCCCGCATCCTGGAACGTTGCGACGTCACCTCCCGGGCCGATCTGGACCACGTGGCCAAGGCAGAGGCGGAGTTTCACGCGGCGTTCCGCCTACCGTGGATGCGATGGCAGCAGGGCGCAAGACGATAAGCAGTACCGAGGCAACCAACAACCAAACGAGACCATGAGCGACAAATCCCGAGTCACCATCCAAGTGTCCAACGAGCGCAGCGTGATCATCCACGGCACGCGCAATGGCCGCGCGATCGCCGCCACCAAGGCTGTCTGCACCGACTATCGCGGCTACGTGCTGCTGCTGGGCGCCAACGGCAAGGTGTATTCACCCCACGTCTCCGGGATCCACTGGGCAGATATGCAGAAGGTCGCAGGAAGGCAGGAGCTGCTACTCCGCGGGCTGCAGCAGCTCGGCGTCGTGACTGCGGAAGAGGTGGACGCCGCAGTGGCCAAAGGCCGCGCTAGTGATGAAGTCAAGGAGCGCCGGAGTGCTGCATGGCAGTTGCGACATTCCGCGCAAACGCTGGGAATCAAGCTCCCGGCCGCCCTCGATCGCAAGCTAGCCGCAATCTGACGCATCGCAACACCTACGGGGACACAAGCAAATGAACGAGACCGAGATCCTATTCGACAGCGTGGACAGCGCCTTGCGCTTTGCGTTCTCGTACTCGACGCAGCAGTACAGCCCGACGCCAATGGCGCGGGCGATGCGTGGCGGTAACGTTGGTACGGGCAAGGGGCTGGTGGGGGTGGACGGGGCGGCCCAAGCGGGGATGATCCGGGCGGAGCTGAAGGCGATCAGCGAGCTGGACCGGTCGCTGCTGATTGCCCAGTTCGCGCCGGTGGAGTTGCCCTGCGCCTGCACCAGGGCATGCTGCTCGGGCAACCGGCCCAACGTGGAGTGGGCGGACGCGGTGAGCTACCTGACGGAACACACGACCTACCTGTTCGCCGGCCACCTGTCCAGCTACAAGCTGAGACGGACGCTGGTCGAGCGGCATTTCGGCGCGCACCGGGACATCCACGGGAAGAAGCTGACGATCGAGAGGCTGGCGCAGCAGTGCGACATCCACCGGCAGACCGTCTCGACACACCACCAGAAGCTGATGGCCTATTTCCGGGGCACCAAGGGTGTGAACGGGGCGGTGGGCGCCCAGGCGATTGCTTTGCAGCGCGCCGACGAACAGCTGCGCGATCGTGGCTTTGTGGGGATGGAGGAGGCGGCGTGACACCGACTGACCAAGAGTTCACCCACCAGCCCGAGGCTGGGCAATACGGTGACTGCCAGCGCGCCGTGCTGGCGTCCCTGCTGGATCTGCCGCGCGAGCAGGTGCCTCACTTCTACCGGGACGAGGTGGAGGGCGGCAAACCGTTCTGGGAGGCCGTGGCGGACTTCTGTGTGTCGCACGGCTACGTCTTTTTGCAGATCCCGACGGTGGCCAACATGTGGTCGAACAACCCCGTCTATCACGCCATCAGCGGGCCGTCGCCGCGCGGGAATGGCGTTTTCCATACGGTCGTGGGATGCAACGGCCAGATCGTGTTTGATCCCCACCCGTCGCGCGCTGGCCTGGCGGGTGATCCGTCCGAATGGCGATTTGAGTTCCTTGTGAGGTGCGGTGTGGTCGAGCGGGAGGCGGCATGAGCCAGTTCCTTCAGTGTCCACAATGCCGTGGTTACAACCTGGAACGGCAATGGTGCGACCTATGCAAAGGCGCTGGAATGATCCGCAACGAAGCGGAGTGCGCACCATCGGTCGTCGACGTTCTAACGTTTGCAGACGTGCTCCGCGAGCGCGCCCGCACAACGCAGGGAGAGAGCAAATGAGTGCCGTAGCACGTGTACGGATCGAAGTTGAAGTGGTGGTTGGAAGCTGGAGCGAGTCGGCCACTTTCGCGGAAACCAAGGATCAGGTGAAGCGCGAGGGCATCCAGATCGTGTGCGGCGCGCTGAAGGGTAAAGGCCGCATCATCGGCGATCCGACATGCAGCTTCGTCATGGTGGACGAGAAGGAGTAACGCAATGGCTGAGAAGTTGGATCTAGATGCGCTGGAGCGCGCCAACCTTGGCAGAGTGGTCCGCCCCGAGGACTGGATGGCGCTGCTGGCCTACGCCCGGACCCTCGAAGTGGATGCCCAGCGGTACGGGTTCTTGCGAAACAGGGCAAGGTCTGTTGATTGGTCGACGTCTCATGAAGCGGAAGGCTGCACGATTACGGCCCGCTTCTGCCGCGTAAGGCCTGTTGAAATGGACCAGAACATTGACGACGCCATGAAGCGCAGCGGGGAGCAGAAGGCATGAGGGAGGCCGAAAAGACGTGGTGGCGCTCCGAAGAGGAGATGACTGCCGAAATCGAGTCGATCAAGACGATGGACCAGCTCGGCGCGTTGCCGCTTGGGAAAGGGGTGATCGTCATTGGCCGGAAACTGCTCGCCTTGGAGGCGGCTATGCGTGAACTGGCAGCGAAGGTGAAGAAATGAACGAAGCACAAGAACAACTCGGCCAGCTGGTCGACCGACTGGATGCCATCGGCCATGCGCTGCAGATCCCAATGCCTGCCCAGTTGCATGTCGACAACCTGAAATTCGTGCTGCCCGACCTCGTAATCGAGCTGAAGGATGTGTTTGTCAAGGTGACTGGCGCCAACCCGTGGGCCTGACTTGCAACTTCTCCTTGACCTTTCGACATTTTGTGTCGAAAATAGGCCTCATTCTGATACACCGCAGAATTGCCTCCAAAGCCCGCTAAGCCGAAAGCCAGCGGGCTTTTTGCTTTGGTGCATCGGGGTTTGTAGCACCCCAATTCCGCTGTCCCGTCTGTCTCCTCCCGGTAGTTGCCTCGGGTTTGGGTATGCCGGCCGTTGGCCGCCGTACCCGTTTCTTCTTCGTGCTGTTGGATTCCCGCCATGATGCCTCCGATCAATACCAAGCACACCAATGTCGTGCTGGGGGCGCCAGCGGACTGGGACCCAGCAGTCCATGGTCAGTGCATTGGCCTGCCTGCGCACCGTGACCCATCCACTGGGCTATGGCATTCGTTCTGGCAGCCCACTGAGCAGGACATTGCAAACATCTTGGCTGGCTCATCTATCAGGCTGACGGTGTTCAGTGGTGCGCATCCGCCTGTGTCCATCTCCGTCACTGACGGACTCGGCGAGGTGTGACATGGAGGGGAAGAAGCGAGGCAAGCTGGCCATGCTTGGCACCAGGCTGGCCATGGCGCAGCCTAGGACCGCGTCCGTGGCTCCAACCCAGAGCGAACAGCGCATGACTGGTCGACGGCTGCAGGCACGACGCGAGCGCGTGTGGACCAATGACCCAGCGTGCGCTGAGTGCGGTCGCGTGACTGAGTACCCGTCTGGCTTCGAACTGGACCACAAGGTGCCGCTGCATCAGGGTGGTGCTGACACCGAGGCGAACTGCCAGGTGCTGTGCTCAGGGCCGGATGGGTGCCACGCCCGCAAGACGGCTCGGGACCTCGGTCACAAGGCGCGTCAGCCCCGCTAAATGTTACGCATGCGGCACGCTGACGTGCATTGAAGGGCATCGAAGCGCACAATTCGCATGAGGGGAGGGGGCGGTGCAATCTTCCCAGCCTTTTGGGCCGGAAACCACACGTTCTCTCACGCGCAGAAAATTTCCCCTCCCATGGAATTTGTTAATGGGCTTAACACGGCGACCGCGTTAAGAAATCGGCGCAAACCGTTGAGCGCAAACGGTAAACGTCCACCGCGATGTTTAACTTTTGGCCCGCACTGAGCGGGGTTTCACATGGCTCTTACCGGCAGGAAGCAGAAGTTTGCCGAGGCTAAGGGTAGGGGCATGTCCAACAAGGACGCCGCGATCCAAGCTGGCTATAGCGCAGCGTCGGCGGCGGCGGCTGGCTCGCGCCTCGCGAAGGATCCGGACGTGCTGGCGTACCTGGAGCGCAAGGCTAAGGTCAAGGCGCCCAAGAAGGCCGCGCCAACCGCAAAGGCAGCGGGCACCAAACCAACCCAGCCCCCGCAGGAACCTCCTGGATTGGACGATGAGGCCGAGACGATCTGGGCGCAGGCGACCCAGTTCTCCGACCCCAAGGCGTTCCTGAAAGCGGCGATGAACGACAACTTGACGGAGCCGAAGCTGCGGGTCTTCGCAGCGAATGCGCTGATGCCGTACTTCCACAAGAAGTTGGGTGACACAGGGAAGAAGGAGCAGGCAGCAGCTGATGCGAAGAAGGCCGCGGGACGATTCGCGCCAGCAGCGCCGCCTAGGCTGGCTGCAGCTGGCGGCAAGAAGGTGTGAGTATGGAATGGTCGACCGCTTGCACCGACTGGGAAGCCAGGCTGGTTGGGCGGAAGTCGATTATCCCCCCACCGATCTTTGTTGACGAAGCCGAGCGTGCACTTTCCATCTTCAAGGAGTTGCGAGTCGTCGATTTGCCTGGCAAGCCGACATTTGGCGAGTGCAGCGAGGAGTGGGTATTCGACTTTGTTAGAGCCATCTTCGGTGGCTACGATTCGGATACCGGCAAGCAGCTGATCCGCGAATACGGGCTGCTGATCAGCAAGAAGAACACAAAGTCCACCATCGCCGCCGGCGTCATGCTGACGGCGTTAATCCTCTGCTGGCGGGAGGAGGAAGAGCATCTGATCCTCGCGCCAACGAAAGAGGTAGCGGACAACAGTTTCAAGCCGGCCGCGAGCATGGTCCGAGAGGACGAAGAGCTATCGGCAATGTTCCACATTCAGGACCACATCCGGACCATTACCCATCGGGTGAGCCGGAACAGCCTGAAGGTGGTGGCCGCAGACACGGACACCGTGTCAGGCAAGAAGTCAGGCAAGGTGCTGGTGGACGAGCTTTGGCTCTTCGGCAAGCGTGCCAATGCCAGCGCAATGTTCATGGAAGCGCTTGGCGGCCAGGTGTCGCGGGATGAAGGGTGGGTGATCTATCTGACCACCCAGTCCGACGACTCCCCGGCCGGCGTCTTCAAGGAGAAGCTGGACTACTGGCGCGATGTCCGCGATGGGAAGATCGTCGATCCCAAGACTCTGCCGGTCCTTTACGAGTTCCCGCAGCGGCTGATAGACGCCAAGTCCTATCTGGATCCGCAGTACTTCTACGTCACGAACCCGAACATCGGCCGATCTGTCAGCGCCGAGTGGTTGGAAGACCAGCTGCGGAAGGTCCTGCAAAAAACTGACGGAACCCTCCAGCAGTTCCTCGCGAAGCACCTCAACGTAGAAATTGGCTTGAACCTACGGTCAGATCGTTGGGCGGGTGCCGATTTCTGGATTGTCCGAACTGATCGACGGCTGGTACTGGACGACATCTTTGATCGTTCAGAGGTGGTCACAGCCGGCATTGATGGCGGCGGCCTGGATGACTTGCTTGGAGCGGGGGTCATTGGCCGAGAGCGCGGCACTGGTCACTGGTTGCACTGGGGAAAGGCGTGGGCGCACAAGACCGTGCTGGACCGTCGCAAGACAGAAGCTCCCCGCTTCCGGGACTTCGAGCGTGAGAGCGATCTGATGATCGTGGAGCAACTTGGAGAAGATGTTGACGACCTTTCTTCCATCATGGCGAAGGTCTACGCCACCGGGTTGCTAGAAAAGATCGGTGTGGATCCTAGCGGGGTCAACTTCGATGACGAGTTGGTTACCGCTGGCATTCCGGCAGACATGCTGATCGGCATTTCTCAGGGCTGGAAGCTCGGCGGCACCATCAAGACGGTCGAGCGCAAGCTGGCCGAAGGCACGTTCTGGCACGGCGGCCGGCCAATGATGGCCTGGTGCGTTGGTAACGCGAAAGTCGAGCAGCGGGCCAACGGCATCCTCATCACGAAGCAGGCGAGCGGGACGGCCAAGATCGACCCGCTGATGGCGCTACTGAATGCGGCGCACCTCATGAGCCTGAACCCCGGGTCGAAAGAAATCACGCAAGGTTTCGTGGACTTGAACGCATGACCAATACTCTCAACCGTACGGCGCCGGAAGGTTCGCGCATCCTGTCGGAGTGGGTCAGCTCGCGTCCCGGTGCCGCACAGCGAGCAGGCGTCAAGGCTCTGTCAAGTGCTTCCGACAGCGCCAACTTTGATGCGTTGTTTCACCCGATTCGTTCAGCGTCTGGCTATCCGGTCAATGACCGCACGGCGATGTTGGTGAGTACGGTGTATGCCTGCCTGACGAAGATCGCGGGCGCCGTGCTGCAGTTGCCTCTGAACCAGTATCGGTTGGATGAGCATGGAGATCGGCGTGAGGCGGCTCGCAATCCTCTCTGGTGGCTCCTGAACGAGTCCCCCGCGCCGGCGTGGACAGCGGCGAGTTGGAAGGAGTGGATCGTCCGCTGCGTCCATCTGCGAGGTGACCAGCACACGGAAATCCTTCGGAGCAAGCGGCTCAGCAGCTTTGGCGAAATTGTTGGCTTCAAGGTCCATCACCCCGACTATTCGACGGCTCGTCGGGTCGGAGACAGGCTGGTGTACGACGTCCAGGACATCAATACCGGTCGCATCTATACCGTCGACCAGGACGACATGCTGCATTTCTCTGGATTCGGGTTCGACGGACTCCGGTCCGTCAGCGCAATCCAGCATGCCGCGCGGACTGGCATCGGGAACAGCCTGGCAGCCGGCGAGTACACCGGCAAGTCGATCGGTGAGGGCGCGATGCCCCAGATTGCGTTGCGCTACCCCAACAAGATGGGGCCGGAACAGCAGAAGCTTCTACGGAATAGCTTCGAGGCCACATATGGATCGGGCGCCGGAAACCGCAAGCTACCGCTGGTGCTGACTGAGGGGGCGGATGTCCACGAAATGAGCATCAGTCCGGTCGATATGCAACTGATCGAATCGCGCCGGTTCGAGCGCGAGGACATCTGCCAAGCGTTGGGCGTGCCGCCGGTACTGATCGGCGAAAACGAGAAGACGTCGAGCTGGGGTTCCGGGATCGAGCAGATCACTATCGGCTTTGTCCGGTACACGATCAAGCCGCACTTGGGGCGGTGGGCCGAGGAACTGAACCGCAAGCTGTTCAGGAATGCTGGCCCATTTCTGGAGTTCGACCTGGAAGAGTTGTTGCTTGGCGACAGCAAGGCGCAAGCTGAGGCTGACCGCGCTGCATTGGGCGGGCCTGGCTCTGGAAACGGCTACAAGACGGTCAACGAGGTCCGCCGGTCGCGGAATCTCCCACCTAAGCCCGGCGGCGATGTGTTGTTCGTGGCCGAAGCAAAGACACCGGCGGCGAAGCCCGCGAAGGATCCCAATGAAGGTCAATAAGCTGCTGCAACTGCTGAAGGAAAACCAGAGCGGCGATGCTCCTGCAATCCGCAGCGAGGTCGCCGCCGACGGCGTGCACGTCTACATCTATGACGTCATCGACAGCTACTGGGGCGCTTCGGCGGCGAGCCTCGTGAATGCGTTGGCCGATGCGGCTGGCAAAACGATTCACCTGCACATCAACAGTCCAGGTGGCGACGTCTTCGAGGCCCGGGCCATGGCGGCAGCGATTGTCGGGCATGCGGGTCGGGTGGTGGCCCATATCGAGGGCGTTGCGGCGTCTGCAGCCACCTACCTCGCGCTGTCCGCCAACGAAGTGCGCATGACAGATGGCAGTCTATTCATGGTGCACAACTCCTGGACGCTGGCGATGGGTGACCGCTCCGAGTTGCGGACCACGGCTGACCTTCTGGAGAAGATCGACGGCACGATTGCTGCGGACTATGGCCGCAAGACGGGTGCTGCTGCCGACCAGATCGCAGCATGGATGGATGCCGAGACGTGGTTCACGGCCCAGGAGGCCCTGGACGCGAAATTCATCGACGCGATCGACCCGACGTCCAAAGCCAGCGCCGAGGCACGCTGGAACCTGTCCGCCTATGCCAATGCCCCGAAGCTGAAGGAAAAGGTACCGTCTTCGCAAGAACTGAACGAGCAAGTCACCGCGCAACTCGTGCACAACCGAAACCGGCTTCGCCTGATGGCGCAGGCCGAACCGATCTGACGCGACTCCCGCGTGAGACCGAGCCACCCATCCCGGGTGGCTTTTTTTTCATCTCGTTCCCTGGAAAGGAAGAACAAATGAGCATCCAAGCACTGCGGGAGCGTCTTGCCGCTTCCAATAAAGCCGCCAACCAACTGCTGGCCGAGAAGGGGGACCAGACCTGGTCGAAGGCCGACCAGGACGCGTTCGACGCCCATATGGACGAGTCGGAGCGCATCAAGACCCAGATTGCGGCGCACGAGCGCATGATTGCCGACGGCCGTGACGCCGACTTCGCCGATGCGGCGGCGCGCGCATTGAAATCCGGCGGTGGCAACGGCCTGAGCGTCAAGGACGCTGTGGCCATCTACCTGCGCCACGGCGACAAGGTATCTGCGGAGCAAGCCGTGCAGATCCGCAACGCAATGAGCACCACGACGGGCTCGGAAGGTGGCTTCACGGTCGCCACCGAGGTTCCAAAGATGGTGATCGACGCGCTGAAGGCCTTCGGCGGCATGCGCGAGGTCGCCGACGGCATCACGACCGATGCGGGCAATGACTGGCAGTACCCGGCCAGCGACGGCACCTCCGAAGTCGGTGAAATCGTCGGCCAGAACACGCCGGCGTCGTCCGGGGACATCACGTTCAACCAGGTCCCGCTGGTCGTCTACAAGTACAGCTCGAAGAAGATCGCACTGCCGTGGGAACTCATCCAAGACAGCGCCATCGACGTGGTGGCGTTTGTGGTGAATCGCCTGGCGCAGCGCCTGGGCCGCATCACCAACCAACACTACACGGTCGGCACCGGTACCGGCCAGCCATGGGGCGTCATGGCACGCGCAAGTTCCGGAAAGGTCGGCACCACGGGCCAGACGGCAAATGTGATCTATGACGACCTGGTCGATCTCAAGCACAGCGTCAACCGCGCTTACCGCAATGGTGCTCGCTTCATGATGGCCGACAGTTCCATCAAGGTGGTCCGCAAGATCAAGGACACCTCGGGTCGGCCGATCTTCACGCCTGGCTACGAATACGGCATCACCCAGGATACCCCTGACCTTCTCCTGGGCGACCCGATCACCGTGAACGATGACGTGGCGGCCATGGCGGCAAACGCGAAGTCGATCGCCTACGGCAACTTCAAGCAGTACGTCATCCGCGACGTGATGGAAACCATCATCCGCCGGTTCGACGACAGCGCCTTCGCGCTGAACGGTCAGGTGGGTTTCTGCGGCTGGCAGCGTTCGGGCGGCAACCTGCTCGACCCCAACGCCGTCAAGTATTACCAGAACAGCGCCACCTAACCGGCCGGCGGAGCCCCGCCAGTCCAGGCGGGGCTTCCCCCCCCCCATCCTGTAACGCAATCGGAGATGAATGATGGCAAAAGGTCAAGTGAAGGCTCGCGTGCTGGTGGATTGCGAGCATGGAAAGTCGAATGACGTCGTGACGCTCGACGCCACAGTTGCGGCGGCGGCCCAAAAGGCTGGCATCGTCGATACGGACAGTGCCGCTGTGGCCTACGCGGAAGGGAAGACCGCTTCCGCTGAGCCGGCCGCCGAAACGTCGACGGCTGCAGGCGACGACACCGGCGCCGCCGCGTAGTCAATGCCCCTCAAGTTGAAGACGCCGGCGTCTGTACTCCCGGTATCCCTGCAAGAGGCGAAGTTGCACTGCAGGGTTATCGCGGATACGGCAGACATGTCGCCACATCCGGACGACGAGCTGATCGAGGCTTATATTGTGGCGGCGACCCAGGACGCCGAGCATCTGATGGGCCGGGCGGTCATGCCACAGAAATGGCTTCTTACCCTCGACGGCTTCGCCCCCGAAATCGCACTGCAGAGGCCACCAGTCACGGCAATCGACCTGATTGAGTACTTTGACGGCGCCTCCGGGGGGCTCCTGACTTTGCCGGCGGACGCGTATCAGCTTCTGAGCGGTAGCGATTACACCGCCGCGGTGGTCCCTGCATACGGCCAGCAGTGGCCAACGACCAGAGTTCAACCGGAAGCGGTGCGGATCACGTTCTCGTGCGGCTATGGCGATGGTGGCGGCGTGCCAGAACTGATCAAGGCGTGGATCAAGTTGCGTATCGGCTCCCTGTACGCGAACCGTGAGGCATGGACGGTCGGCCAGCCGATTGAGCGCAACGAGCACGTCGACTTTCTGCTTGATCGTTACCGGGTATGGCAGCTATGAGAGCCGGCCCACTCAACCGAGTAGTCCGGATCGAAAGGCCGACTGGCGGCCAGGATAGTCTCGGCCAGCCGATCATCGCTTGGGCGGCGGTGGCGACCGTCTGGGCGGACATCCGACACCAGAGTGGTCTGGAGACCGTGAAGGCCGATCAGCCAACGTCCGTGGTCAAGGTGAGTATCCGTATCCGTTATCGCTCCGATCTCGACGCGTCAATGCGTGTGGTCTACGGTGCGTCTGTGTACGACATTCGGGCGGTGCTCCCGGACGAGCGCGGCCGCGAGTACCTTGATTTGGCGTGCGAAATTGGAGCGTCCAATGGCTGAGTCTGCTGAGGCCATCGTGGCGACTGCGTTACGGGCGACTGGGATCCCGTTCTATCCCGACGTCGGGCAGATGGGCTCTACTGGGTCATACCTGACTTACCAGTCGGTCGGCGGCCAGGACGTCAACGACATGTCTGGCCCTGCTGATCTGGAGAACGCCCGGATGCAGGTCAACGCGTGGGCGGTGACCCGCGCGGGCGCAATAGCCGCCTTGCGTAGCGCGCGAACCGCGCTGGTGGCGGTCGGTGGCCTCCCAATCGGAGCGCCGGTAAGTACATACGAATCGGACACCAAGCTATACGGATCCCGGCTGGACTTCAGCCTGTGGTTCAAGCCGTAACGAGAACGGCTTCTTCCTTGCCCGCTCTGCGCGGGCTTTTTTACTTTTGACGAGGTCAAAATGCCATCCACCGCAATTTCCGCGCAGGGCTCCAAGCTCGAAATCGCCAGCACGGCGGGCTCGGGCAAGACGATTTCCGCTGTCGCGGTCGGATTTCCCACGGTTCTGACGTCCGCAGCACACGGCCTCAGCAACGGCGACGTTGTGACGCTGGCTGGCCTGACTGGCGCCGATGCGGCGCTGCTGAATGGCCAGACCGCCGTGGTCAAGTACAAGTCGGCGAACACGATCGCCGTGGACATCGACACGACCGGCAAGACGATCACCGCCGCCGGCACGTTCACCCCGCTGGGTTGGACGAAGGTCGAGAACCTGGTGTCGTTCAAGGGATTCGATGGCCAGGCCAGCGAGCTGGACGTCACCGACCTTGATTCGTCGGCCAAGGAGTTCATGCTCGGCCTGCAGGACTGGGGCACCTTCAGCTTCGATGTGAACCGCGACATGACCGATCCCGGCCAGCAAGCTGTGGACGCCTCGAAGCGCGCGGGCACGCAGAAGCCATACAAGCTGACATTGCCGAATGGCAAGACAAAGACCTTCAACGCCTACTGCAAGAACAGCCCGCTGGAAGGCGGTGTTGACCAGGTGTTGAAGACCTCGGGCGTGACGCTCCGTATTACTGGCGACGTGGTGGACGCATAACATGGGCATGCTAACGAAAGCGGCAATTCTGGCCGCTGCGGACCTCGAAACGAAAGACGTCGAGGTCCCCGAGTGGGGCGGTACCGTTCGTGTCGCCATGATGTCCGGCAGAGCGCGCGACGAGTTCTTCGGGCACCAGGGCGAAGACAAGGTTCCGTACAGTCAGTTCGCCGCCAGAGTGCTGGTGGCTACCGTTGTCGGCGACGATGGCAAGCCGCTTTTTGATGCTGAGGACATCGAAGCGCTGCGGGCGAAGAGCCAAACGGCGATGGACAAAGTCCTTGCGGTGTCGCTCAAGCTGAACGGCATCGGAGGCGACGCCGGTGAGGAGGCAGTAAAAAACTCCGTCGCCGCCCCGAGCGGCGATTCTGGTTCCGCCTCGCCCTTGCCCTCGGAAAGTCAGTAGCTGAGGCTCAGGCCTCCATTTCTAGCGCCGAGTTTAATGAGTGGAAGGCCTTCTTCAACCTGGAGCCCTGGGGCAGTCACTACGACGACCTCCGGGCCGGGGTGGTGGCATCGATGATCGGCAACGTGCATCGCGACCGGCAAAAACAGGCGACGCCGTTCGGTGATCTGGACTTCATTCCGTGGAATGAGCTTTCGCGCGCTGGCCGCTCAGCGGAGCCCATCTTGCTGGACGATGCGGAAGCCCAGTCGAACCTGATCGATCAGACGATGTTCCCAAAGAGGCAGTAATGGCCAAGCCAAGATCCGTCACGGTCGAGAACGAGGCCGCCCTGAAGGCGGTGCTCAACGACCTGGACGAGATCGCCAGCGAGTCGGTGCTCCGCCAGGCCGCCGTGGCCGGCGTGCGCGAGATTCATGCCGAAGTGAAACTGCGCGCGCCGGTCGACAAGGGCATCTATGAGGGAAAGCAGAGCAAACGCCCGTTCGGGTTCCTGCGCGAACACATCATCATCGCCTACGACGAAGAGACGTCTATTCCCGGCAGGCTAGCCTCCTACATCGTAACGTGGTCCAAGGAAGCGTTCTACGGTCGGTTCCTGGAGTACGGCACGTCGAAGATGGCGGCGCAGCCGTTCCTCCGACCCGGCTTCGAGGCAAAGCGGAAAGCGGCTGCCGCCGCAGTCGACGAGGTTATTCAGAAGAAGGCGAAGGAGTTTTCCGGTGGCAAATGAAACCGTAGTTCGCGTCACGGCTGACGCCAGCGGATACAAGGCCGAACTGGACAAGGCGCGGGCCAGCGCCGACGCCTTCATTGCGAAGCAGGAAGAGGCCGCACGCCGCACCAAGGCGGCACAGGATGCGGTCGCGGAGGCGGCAAAGAACGGCTCGGACGCCAGCGCCCGGGCGATCAACGCATACGTGCAACAGGTCGCGCGGCTGTCGGAGTCTGCGGGAAAGACTCGCGTGCAACTGCTTGAGCAAAAGGCCGCCCAGCTCGGCGTGACCGAGGCCGTCGCCGATTACCTGAACAAGCTGAAGGAGGTAGAGCGCAACTCCGGCGGCGGAAAGAAGGTCCAGGATGCGCTCGACGGCGTAGGCGTCTCGGCCAAGCAGACGGCCGCCGCCATGCGCATGGTGCCGGCCCAGATGACCGACATCGTGACGCAGCTCGCCGGTGGCCAGAGTCCGCTGCTGATCCTGACGCAACAAGGTGGACAGTTGAAGGACATGTTCGGCGGCATTGGCCCAGCAGTGCGAGCAGTGGGCACCTACGTCGCGGGCCTGATCAACCCCTTGACCATCACGGCCGCCGCTGCGGCGGCGCTGGGCTATGCGTTCTACGCGGGCAACAAGGAGGCGAAGGAGTTCAACAACACGCTGGCGCTGACGGGAAACTACGCCGCCCAGACAGCTTCGTCGTTCCAGGGGCTGGCCCGCCAGGTGGCATCGGACGCGAATTCGTCGTTCGGCGATGCGCGAGACGTGCTGCTGGACCTGACGAAGAGCGGTCGCTACACGGCCAGCGAGATGGAATCGCTGGCCGCGGTGATCCTCCGAACGTCCCGGGCAACGGGCGAATCGCTGGAAAACGTCAGCAAGGACTACGCCAAGCTGGCCGAGGACCCGGCGAAGTGGGCGGCAGAGCACAACCAGTCCATGCACTTCATGGACGTGGCCACCTACCAGCACATCGTTGCACTGCAGGAATCCGGGGACAAGCATGCAGCCCTGAAAGCGGTGATTGACGCCACCACGGCTCAGGTGGCCAGTTCCTCGGTCGCAAACCTATCCAAGGCGGAGCAGGCCTGGCGCAGTGCAACCGCGGCTGTCTCCCGTTTCTGGGAGGAAACCAAGAAGGGCCTGTCTACCGGCCCGACGCTGCAGGACCGCATCGACACGCTGATGGGGGAGCGCAGCGGTATCCAGAGCAACCCGCTGGCCGCCGGCCGCGTCAAGCAAATCGATCAGCAGGTAGCGCTGCTGCAGGAGCAGCAGCGCATCGAGCAACGTGCTGCTGAGACGCAGGCGGCGAACGCCAAGCGGCAGGAAGCTGCCATCGCCGCCCAGCAGCGCGTCGACAAGATGGCCGACACGGTGATGTCGAACGCGCAGCGCCGCCAGAAGGAACTGGAGAAGCTGCAGAAGGACCGCGCAGACATCCTGGCCGGCGGCGGAAAATTCTCGGACGAGGATTACGCCAAGCTGGTGGCCGGCATCAACGACAAGTACAAGGACCCGAAGACAGCCAAGCCAAAGGCGTACCAGGATGACGCTGCTGCACGGTACATCCAGCAGCTGAGGGATCAGGACGCCGCCACGCGTGCGGCGCTGGAGTCGGCGGATAAGCTGACTGGCGCCGAGAAGCAGCAGGCCGAGTTTCTGGAGAAGATCGCGGATCTGAAGGGAAAGGCGATCCTCACAGCCGAGCAAAAGAGCCTCCTGGCAAACGAGGGCGCCATCAAGCAGCAACTGGCTCTCAACGTCGAGCACGAGCGCCAACTAAAGCTAAAGGAGGACATCGGCAAGCTGGAGGAGCGGTCTGCGGCGGTCAATGCGCAAATTGGCAACTACCAGAAGTCGCAGGCCGAGCAGTACCAGCGACAGCTGGACGCAATTGGGCGCGGCGGCGAGGCACAACGGCAGGCAGAGGCGGTCAAGTCCATCTACACGCAGTACCAGAACCTGCAACTGCAATTGGAAAAAGCGACGCCTGCAGCGGCGCGCAACTCCGAGGCCTACGTAAAGGCGCAGAAGGACATCAGCGATGGCCTCCAGCAGTCGTTGGCCGACTATGACACCTACTATTCGACGCTTCGCGAGAAGCAAACGGACTGGGTTAACGGCGCGACCGAGGCGATGGCCAACTACGCGGACTCGTCCCGGAATGCCATGGCTCAGGCGAGCGGCGCCGCGACCAATGCCTTCAAGAGGATGGAGGACGGCATCGTATCGTTCGCAACCACTGGAAAGTTCAACTTCGGCGACTTTGCCCAAGCCGTGATTGCCGACCTGATTCGCATCCAGGCGCGGGCTGCGCTGTCAGGGCTGTTCACGCAACTCGGTGGCCTGATCATGGGGGTAGCGGGCGGCGCGGCGGGGACGGATACCGGAACGGCCGGAGTTTCCAGCACGTCGCCAGTTGACATGTCTTCGGTGCAAGGCATCGAACTGCGCGCGGCGGGCGGTCCGGTAAGTGCCGGGCAGCCGTATATCGTCGGGGAGGTGGGACCGGAGCTGTTCGTGCCGCCAGCATCGGGCAGCATCGTACCGAACAGTGCGTTGGGTGGCGCAGGCGCGGCCGGTGGTGGCGATGTCACGATCATTCAGCATATCAGCATCGATAGTCGGTCCGACCAAGCGTCGATCTTGCAGGCCATGAAAGCGGCAAAGGATGCGGCTGTCGCCGAAGTGAAGTCCAACCTGTCCCGCGGCGGTGACATGAAAAGTCTAGTGGGGAGGTGATATGGCGACTTTGG